ATCGAGAGCCGTTAAATCTCAGTGGAGCAATAGGGAATTTGTAATCGTTGATCTTAAACGTACAGCCAAAGCCGGTATGAAACGTACAGTCATAGTCGGTATTGAACGTACAGTCATAGTCGGTATTGAACGTACAGCCAGAGCCGGTATTGAACGTACAGCCATAGCCGGTATGAAACGTACAGCCAGAGTTGGTATTGAACGTACAGCCAGAGTCGGTATTGAACGTACAGCCAGAGCCGGTATTGAACGTACAGTCATAGTCGGTATTGAACGTACAGCCAGAGCCGGTATTGAACGTACAGCAAGAGTCGGTATTGAACGTACAGTCATGAATCCAATTAAAATCTAACACTAAACTATTTTCTACTGAAGAGAATGTGTTTGTTTTTTCATCCCATATAAAATCATCCAAGGATAGCGGTTCCCCGTTTTTCAACACTCTTTTTTGCACTTCTAACTTATCCATTTCGCTATCCTTCCGCCCTGTTCGGGCTTGTTAGCTACATTCTTTAAGTACATCTAAACACTCCAACATTTCTTCCTCATCACCGCATTCAATAGCCTCTTCGGCTCGCTCAATCTTAGAATTTAATATGGTCGCACCAAAAACACCTGGCACGCCAACATCTTTATACATTCCCAACAATTTCTTGCAACGCTTCAGTTCTTCAGTTAATTTTCTGGCATAATTTCACCTTTCAAAATCGCCCACCACCGCCAACAATTTGCCTTCGGTAGTTACGCACCCGGCAAAGCTTTTACGCAATTAGTTATGACGGCAGCGGGCTAGTTTGCATCCAAGAACCTCATATTATTTCCTTCAAACTTCAGTTTAATATCACCAGTCGGACCATTCCTTTGCTTGGCAACTATAAGCGTAGCCAGACCATCATGTTGTGCCTTATCCTTCTTGTAATAATCGTCACGAAGTAAGAGCAGAACCGTGTCCGAATCCTGTTCTAAATTCCCAGACTCTCTCAAGTCAGAAATAGCAGGACGATGATTAGTTCTCTCATCAGCCATTCGGTTCAACTGACACACCACAACAATCGGGATATCAAGTTCTCTGGCCAATAGTTTAATCAGCCGAGAACATTCACCTACGGCCTCGTATCTCTTACCCTTACCCTTAATCTCCATAAGTTGCAGATAATCTATCACGACCAGTTTAATATCATGGCTTCTCCGTAGCATCCGACATTGACTTCTCAACCCATACGGCGTCAACTTAGGATAGTCACATATAACCAGCGGTAACATAGACTCTTCTGCCGCGACAGATTCCAACATGGTTATCCCAACGTCACCCAAGTACGCCTTCTGCATCTGGTAATAGCCAAGCTCAGAGCGTGCGGCTAAATGCCTCTCTATCAAAGAGTCGGCAGACATCTCCAGTGAGAACACCGCCACCGCCCCCCCAGCGGCAGCGACGTTAGTAGCAATGTTAATGGCAAGGATAGACTTGCCCATAGACGGACGACCAGCTACGACGATCATCTCGCCAGCATGAAGACCACCAACTACGTCATCGACATCACGGAACCCAGTAGCCAATCCCTCAGCACCATGCGTGGCCCGACTCTTCACAGTATTAACTACCCTGGGTATGATAACAGAGATATGTTCAGGTTTAACTATTTGCTTCTTTTCAGCTATTCGTAATAATGCAGATTCAGCCTGGTCAGCAATCACAGATAAGTCAGCAGCAGGATGATATGCAGCGTCAATCAATTGCCCTGCCATTCTGATATACGACCGCAGAGTGGACTTTTCCTTCACACTCTTAGCGTAGTAGTTTCCATTAGCAGAAGTAGGAACACTCTCAGCTAGTGTTATCAGATAATCAACGCCACCAACGACATCAAGTGATTCAGTCTTATTCAGCATATCTCTCAGCGAAACAAGGTCTATCGGGATATTATCAGCTTGTAGTGACTTCATTGCCTTAAATATGATCTGATTAACATTAAGATAGAAATCGTCAGCAACTAACGTGTCGAATATATCTGGCCGGACTTCATCGTCTGTGTCAAGGATTATACTACCCAGAGTGCATGACTCTGCCTCTGGATTTTGGGGGGGGAGTTTTTCAGCCATCATGCTATCTCCGCATCTTTAGCATTATCTGGATTCACAGAGATAACTTCCTTCTTCCAATACTCACTTGCATTAACTTCATACGCCGACCGGGACACCTTCTTCCATTGGACAATAAACTCACCGCATAATATATCCTGACCTTCAATCAACTTCTTCTTCAGTTGCCTTTCAATAGCGTCAAACTTCTTCTTACTCAACTGTAAATCATCACGTTGCTTCAAGAGTTCTTCTATCTCAGTATTATCGAACAACTCAAGATTACCAGTAGCAATTAAATCAGGTAGGCATTCATGGGCAAACTTACAGCGAGAACAATCCTCTGGCGAGTTAATCTTGCTAGGTAGCGTACCTGCCTTAACATGGGCATTAACTCTCTCAGCCTTCTGCAACAACCCCTCGGCATAGTCATAATCCAGGTCAAAGAATATGGACTTGATATCGTATAGATTCTGCTTATTCACAAAAATAATACAGCATTTGTCTATATCCATACCCAAGGCATATAAGAATAACTGACCTCTGTATTTCTTCGTCCACGGATATTTAGTTAAATCGTCATAAGTGTGGATAGTATTGAATACATGACTCGAACAGGTCTTGATATCGACCACACAAGCATTTAGCCATGTTCCGTCCTCACTCATTACTTGCAGGATACCGTCAATATGCCCGGTGATATCGTGAGTCCTTTGCATATTGGCATCTATATCAGACTGAGAACCGACGATACGCCATTGAGGGGAAGATGAGCGACCCAGTGTTGCCAGTATCTTCTCGATAATCGGCTCAAGTTCGTTACCAGTCTCAAAGATGCCCTGTAGAGATGGAGGGACCGGCTTGGCCTTCTGCCACATGGTTCGCATATAGACAAGCCTACGTTCGCATGGGTCGTCCAGTGAAGATGCCCGGTTAGTATGACATGGCCATACCTTAGATTTAGTCTTTAGAAATTCAATAGCATTCTCAGATATGTTCGGTAAATTCATCATCTAATCCTTTCCAAAAAGATACGGCAGCAGCAGGCTGGAAAGGTCGGGTTATTTAAGAAGTGAACCCACCGCCACCGTATGTTTCTAATTGTTCAAAATGCGGTGACAGGGGAAAACATTAAACCCCACCACCGCTGCTGCAAATGGGAGAAAACTCTAGGTAAACATCTCTTCGGAGTTGCCACCGGTTACTTTCAAGTGTGCTTCGTATGCTTCTTTTGTCTTCTTGTGGCAAATGGCCAGTGAAGTCCCGGACATCCGAGTCGTAGTATCAAACGATACGACATTACCATCCTTACCCTTAAATGATGTCAACTTAATGAGTTGTGTTTTCATAGCTGCCTTATCACCATTGTTCATTTCAGTGAGACAAGCAGTAATCTCTTTGCGTTTATCAGCATCACCAGACTTATCAGCAGGGGGCTTATTCTGTGTACCACCGCCACTACCACCACCGTAAGTTACGCGGTGAATCAGGTTGGCGTCGCCACCGTGATCTGCGATAATCTTAGCCAGCTTATCAGTCTTAATACCTCGCAATCCAAGCATCTGCTTGATACCATTACCAATACAGATATGCCTCGCAGCGGCCCGGATATCGTTCTCGTTAATATCCTCTAACGCCTTCCAGCCGCCCGCTTTAGTGAAGCCAAGGAACTTATCCCTTGTCGAATAAACGCCCTCACAGGGCAAGCTACGGCCCCACAAAAAGGCAGTAGCAGAGCAGATATATGTGTACCACCGTCCTTCACCGTCAGAACCGGAGTTCTTCTTCATAGTCCAGTTATCAAAGGTGAATGGCAGGTGCTTCAAGAACCTCTCCGCACCAGCACTTGATAGACAAGCTGTACCGTCATGGTCTATCCAATCTCCTTCATGGCAAATGTTTATGAACGTAGCCATTATTGCGTTCTCTGCTCTCTTAGCGTTCCTAGCCGCCCCTTCCAGTTGCGTAACAAACGAGTCATCAAAGAGTTGTAGATTATTTACACCCGCCTCCGAACTTCCATTCTCAATAGGTACAATCGTACCATCTTCTACATTAGCATCAATAAATTCTTCCGACATGATAAATTCCTTTCCAGTTATAACCTTTTTGATTCTTTCCAACAGGGTAATTATGGACCATAGAAACGAGAAGTCAAATTAAAAATGATAAATTATTTGAAAGGCTTTTGCTTTTCTATTTCTAATTTGGCTTCAACAGACGCCATCCTCTTAGCCATCAATACCCGTAATCTGTCAGACCTGCTAATCTTACCCTGGTTCTCCAGCCGTTTAATGCCAGTCATTCTATCACTAGCCTCAGAAGTAGCAGCCTTCCTCATATTTTCCAACAATGCGACATCCTTAACTCCTGGATTGTCTATATTAAACTTATAGTATTTCTTGTGTATCTCAAGGTCGAATAGCTTACCGGCCAATCTGTGCATATCATATATCTCTTCTTTAGTAAGCTGTATTGCAGGAGGCACAAGATCATCCTCTCTGTCTTCAGCAGTCACAGTTCGCCCCATATCTGAGAAATGTTTCTGGTTATTGGGATGGTTGTGGTTCCATTTCGATAACATCCACACAGCGTTCCATCCCTTACTGGTCCCTTTCATATCTTTCTGTAGCCGTACCGGATTGAACATTGCTCGCATAAACATTCCTGTCTCTGTATCTCCAGGCCGTTCTAAATCCTCACCCAATATATCCGGTATTGGCATCATAGTACCAACTTCAGCAAACCCCAAATCATATCTAGTACGCCTCTTGTAGTTCTCAAACCAAGACTCAGTTTTGTCTGTCCTGCTATTTCTTATTTTCCTATCAGTGGCTTTGAATGCAGAGCCAAAAAGATTAGGTACGTGCATTCTGAAAAAGTTAGTCTTCAGCTTGTCGCCATACGTTGCCCAGTCTAAGATAGATTTATAGGCATCGCCAAGACCTTTTACAAATGTCTGATTCGATATAAGACCAGCCGTTCTTGATGTGAATTGCGCACCAAGGTCGTCTATCTTATCTTTCAGTTCATCCTTCTGTGCGGGTGTCATCTCAGATGTATCAACATCTAATAGCTTAGATAAATCGAATAAACCTTGCACGAAATTCACACCTATCCCTAGAGTTACAGACCAAGGGCCAGCGTTCTCGTAACTATGCCAACCACCAAATAGATAGAAACTTCCTCTTGGGGTTATCTGTCTATTAGTTCCTTCCGCTGATTTCCTTACAGGGCGATAGTCCCTTGTTGGAGTAATCTTCATATCTCTGACCAGAGGCCACAGCATAGCAGTTGCCGCAATACCAGCCATTGAGTTAGTGAAATCTCTTATCGCTTGTTGTGCGGTGTATTTCTTCCCGGTAATAAGTTTTTCCATTCCCTTAACGCCCATTAAGGGCATCCCAAAGACGCTGTTCTCAATCCCTCTTGCTGTAATCTGTATCGGGGTCTTAGCAAACATAATCAATAATGTCGTGGGTTTCATACCCAATATTTCCGCGTCCCTAAGTTTAAGCACTTGCTTCTCAAGACCACTGCTGGGTAATTGAAAAGAAATCTTATACATCTCTTGTTCTCGCAATGCCCTCTGCCATGACTCACTGCCTAAATCTTCAAGTTCATTATCCATGTAGTCTTTATATGTATGTTCCTCATCAAACGTCATGCCTTTAGCTTTTGCATTTCTAGTGGCAGCTTCAGCCACAACCGCATGAGCATACACAGTCTTAATTAACTGGTCGCCAAAGGCTGTTGGTGCAGTACCACCCTTCCTGTAAAGAGTACCGAATAATCGCCCTATCTTAGTCCCCTTTAGCTTGCCTTGGACACCAAAAGGGTAACTCATTAACTTGCCAAACGCTTTGCCATTTAATGCCTGATTAGAATACATCCAGACATTCTTAGAATCTTGAAGGTTAGCAGTTTGTATCTCGAAGGCAGGAACCTCATACCAATAAGAATAAGCAGCGTTCTGAATAGCCCTCTTCCATGTTACTTTACTGAAAAACGCCTGCCACATAGCAGGGGCTTCTTTTAATGTTGAATCAGCAATAGACTTAGCTTTAGACACTTTAGATAAGCCCACTCTGGCTGGTATTTCTAAAGCGGTCTTCACAATTAAATCACCTATAGCGTAAAATCCAGACATGGCATTGCGAATAGGTGTTGCTGGTGCGCTCATAAGATTATTACGCAACAACTCTATATAAGCGTCCCACATCCCAGTCGAAGAGCGAGTCATGTTTATCTCTCGCATGATTCTATACGCAACTCGAATGTCATCCTTTATCTCTCCGTCAAGATTTCTTAGGTCAACGCCCCACGATATGATTTCCTTTCTCAAATCACGAATCTCATCCATGTCAGTTTGTAATATTTTCTCTATGGCCTTAGCACTTTTCAATGCGTCTTTTTCACGGCCTTCTTTTACCGCTTCAGTATAAGCTTTCCTTTCTGTTTCTAAGGCTATCCTGCGTCTGACCGGCATCCGTACCGCCGCATTTATTAACAGCTTATGTATTGCCCTACCCATCTGCATACGACCAGCACCCATAACTAGTATCTGTGCTTCTGTTGATCTTATGTCACCACGCCCTGCAAATAATGATATAGAATATTCTATCTTTTCGTCGTTACCACTAACAAACCCGTCTAAGGCGGCATCCTCAGCAATGATCTGCATAGCAGCCTCTTCTTCAGGTGTCGATGGAATCTTACCATCGAATGCCCTCTGGGTGAGTTCGGCTACCTGTGCAGGGTCATTTAATATCGTCGCAGCACCGGCCCATATCTCAGGAGCAGTCTTAGTTGGTGGTGGACGCAAAGCCACCGCAAACATTCTCTTAGTCGCAGGTATTAAACCTGGGTTCCTCTGCCTAGTTGGAGGGATTGGACCATCTTCTTCCATTAGTCTTCTGTATCTTTGTAGAGGATTTTCTGGAGTTCTTCTGGTTACACCTTCAGGGGGAGGCTGGTTCATGTTGACTTCAGGCGTAGCTTCACCCTGTTCACGTGGCCCAACAAACTTTCTCTCAGGTCTTCGCTTAGGCTTCTTTGTCTCTCTGGATTTCTTTGCTGGCTCTTCTAATACTTTGCCGATAACATCACCAGACTCACCGATGATTTCACCCTTCTCTGTTACGGTAGGAACAAACTTGCCGCCGAATAATCTTTCAGCCATAGGCTCCCATGCAACTCTCGTTCCGTTCTTCCACTCAATAATTGGCGTACCTGTTTCATCAACAGCAACAACCTTGGCTGTACCGTATATAGTCTCTATGGTATCACCAACCTTGTGAGTTACTGTTTCAGCAGGAGTCGGCTGTCCTTCCTCTACAGTAGTATCTATCTGCCCAGAGCTATCTACAGGGAGTTGCTGAATTGTAGGTGTAGGGGGTTCCTGTATCTGGTCAGTGCTTTCTAGCGGAGTGACTTGGATAAAGTTATTGCCTCTGGGTTTATTGCTTACAGTAACTAATCTGCCACCAGAGTCTTGAACAACGTACAATGTCTTACCACTTTTATTAGACTGCTCTTGAGCAGAATTAACAGAAGTAGATATAGACTCATCGGTAATCTCAGTAGAGTTAGCTTTATACGTTGCAACTGTATTCGCTAATTGGAGTAATTCGCCCTGCGGCATCTGGCCAAGTTCGTGACCGGCCATAGCACCTGCTTGCAAATCTTCTACTATCCGCTTCTCTTCAATCCTATCGTATAAATCAATCTCCTCTATAGAGGCAGTACCGTTTTCAATCTTCCTTTCGAGATTGTTAAGGATGCGGTCTTCCTTACGCTGTCTTTTTTTTGCCTGCCTTTGCTGTTGTTGTGTTTGTTCTGGAACCTCAACTGGACCAAGCTCTCCTGTTGGAACGAACTTTGCCGCCAATTCACCTGTAGTTCTTTCTCCAATCTCATTCTGCCTATCTGAGATAAGGTCTCTAACACCAAGCCTGCCCTCTTCAATCTTGAACTCTATACTGTAACCCTGTTCTTGAGCATATTTAGTAAGTTTCTTTTGAACTCTCGCACTGTCTTTTGGGTCACTAATCTCAAGGAACCGCCATCCTTCCATGTTCTCTGGTGATTGCTTTAATACTTCAGCAACAAACTCTACGCCCTCACCTCGAATATGGTCTTTGAATATTAACGGAGAAGCCAAGACTGCCCTTCCAATACCGGGTGCGGCAAAGCCAATGTTGCGAGTTGTTAAATCTCTTAGCGTTGGCATCTTGAAAGATTCATCCAGGCCAGTCATTGTCCTTAAAACCTTCTCGAACTCTTCCTCTAAGTTCTCTTCCGGTAATCCATGATAAGCCGAAGCGTTAAATAGTTTAGAGAAGAAACCCTTTGGCGTTCCACCAGGATTCAATTTCTCCCATGCTCTAAATGGGATACCAATTAGCGGAATCTTCTTAACGATTTTAGCTAATTTACCGCCCGACATCTCTGCAACATTAGATATTGTCTTTTCCATCAAAGAGATAGTTATAGGAGAGTTCTCCCCCATAGCGGCTCTGTCGCCTATATCAGAGTAAAGGCTTGGCATTAACAACGACCTTGCTGCCTGAGCTGTGACAAATGACGTTGTGTTTATTCCAAATTTAGTAAGTACATTCTTGCCTAATTTGCCTAACCCTTTAGTTAATGCCCCTTTTACTGTCTCTCTTACCGCCGTAGATGAACCTTGTGTTACAATCATTTCAGCCGCATAAGGAAGCGATTGACCTGTTATTAAGCCACCTTCGCCCAGTATTGAACCAGTACCAAGTCTATCTTCAGCACCACGTTGCATAAGCCTATTTTGAAAATACTCTAAATAGCCCTTCTCTTCCGGGAGAAGGCTTTCATCTAACGTCTTTATCTTTTCCAGTACGCCTCTGGCAATCTCCCTTTCGCCTTCACTAATCTCTTCACCATTCTCAAACTTATTATATATGCTTTCAAATTGAGTTTTATCCTCATCAGTAATGTTATCGTTCTTCTCTAACTTCTTAGCAATAAAGTAAGCGGCAACTGAATGTGGTAATGTATATACATCTTCAGCGGCCCTTTTTAACCCTCTGCCTACGCCCTGCCAATAACCTATCGGCCCTTTGCCAACTAGCTTGCGAAGTTCATCTTCGGGAACACCGGGATAATCCTTTTTGAGTTCATTAAGATAATATTCTTCGTGTGGAACATTCGGCATCTGCGTAAGTTCACTGGGTATATAATCCTCTCTTGCCTTCCCTGTCAGAATATCTATTTGAGGGGCAGGCTTCTGAGGGGTGATTCTACTGTCTTGTTTTAGTGCAGGGTCAAACTCAACACCATATTCATTAACTGGTTTAGGTTGTATAGGTGGAGTGTATGGGGCTGCGTAGGCATCATACGTCTGCTCTTCTTGGCCAAAGCTGGGTTCAACAAACGGACTGATATTACGTTTAGACTGCATTAACTGTGCGGCAGTCTGCATACTGGCCGCTTTCTTCTCAGCCATCAACCTTGTAACATCGGTAATATCAGATTGTGGAACTAGGGTTGCAGTCCTCTTCTGTGCCATAAGTTCTGCTACTGTAGGCATTACTTATTTTATTCCTTTCATGTCCTCTTCTGTTATAATCTTATCTCTAACCATCTGGTCAAATTCAGCCTGCTGGTCTTTAGGCATTGATGTGTACCAACTTCTCTTTTGATAAGGAACAAGAACATTAACCTCTCCAGATTCCTTATTGATTATAGCGTCAGTATCGCCAGTCTCTAATTGTTTGACTAAATCATGCAACATCTTGACCCGTTTTTTCTTGTCAACACCATCAAATGTTTCCATCGTCCAGCTTGGGTCTAAAGGTATCCCCGGCATATTGTGAAATGCCTTCGCTTGTTCGTCTGTTAATGATACGGCCTTAATAGCATTAGACATTAACCTTGTAACATCTCGTTTACGCTTCTTCTCTTGATATGGTCCCCATAGTTTTTTAGGTACAAAAGCAGTCATTTGCTCTCTAGGAGATGCTCCATAACGATCTCCTTTCATGTCTTTAGAGAATAACTCTGGAGCTTGGAGCCTTGTTATCTCTATATAGTCATCTTGTGTAACTGGGTTTTCTATAGTAGAAGCGGCTATAAATCCCGTAACGTCGTCTTGAGAAAATACATTACCACTAATAATATTAAAAGCTTTTTTAGATGCGTTGTCAGCCGTATTGAAATGCCCTGTCATTTGCTTTGGTAACTTCGTGCGTGCAAGTTTAGCGGCCTTCTTATCCCTAATGCCCTCGGAAGCCTTAAAGACTTTCTCAAAAGCGGGACTTCGTTGTGTTTTCGTTCTTACCGGAGTAAGCTGATTATTTGCATTAGCGTTTTGCTGTAATTGATTCTGAGTTGGAACTGATAAGTCGCCAAGACTTTGCAACCCTGTAGCAATATCTTCTTGTGCTTCGGGTTGAACACCTGTGTCAAGAGTGGAACTTTGTGTTGGTGTGCCTAACCTCTGTAGCAATGGGGCCAAGACAGTAGCGGCCATCTCAGAATTTTCACCCATAAACATATTGCCTAATGAGATTCTTTGCTGGTTCTGTCTCCATTGTTGGTCTTCCGTGTTTTCCGTCTTATCCTGTGCGGCATTCTGTGTTCTCTGGTCAAAATTCTGTTGTGCCATCTGCTGATTGAACTGGTCACGCGCAGCGACACGCTGTTCCTGCTTACGCAACTGGTCGTAATATTGCTGCTTCTGCATCTGCTGATTCTGCATCTGCTGATAACCCATCATGGCGTTACCGACACCTGTGGACATCATCGACAATCCTTGTAATGCTCTGCCTAAATCTGCCATTTCATAACTCCCTTTAGCCTATATTAGCCATTTTCCAATCAGACACCTTCTCTTGAGATGGCAATAATGGTTGATTAGACCCGAACATCGCTTGCATAAACTGCTGTAATCCAGCCATTCTCGTCATAGTCTTTTTAGCACCGCCACGTTGACTCATATATGCAGGCTGATCTAAACCAATATTCGCTGGATTTCCAAGCAGTTGTCTTCGTCGCTTCGTCTGCTGGGGTGTATCGCCTCCGCCACCTATACGACCACCTTGGGCAAACTTCTGGACAACATTACCCGTCACATCGGTATCTGGGAACGCTCCATATATCTGTGGTTCCAATTGGGATAGTGCATTACGATCACTTTCACTAGTGGCATTAAATATATTCCGGTACTCAGCCAAATCTCTTGCCGGTTGTAAGGGGTCGCCAAAAGTATCCATCATAATAGGCATTGCCTGTAATTGCCTGTTCGCTTGGCTCTCTAATGCCGCGGTTTCTCTGTCCCTGCCAGCGGTTTGCATTGCAGACCTTTGGGCCTCTAATCCCTCAGCCATCTGTCCTGCTTGTCTGGTAATATATCGAGGTGTTTCCTCACCTGTAGCACTACCAGACATCAATGCCTGCTCACGCATAAACGGAGCCAAGTTCGTAGAGAAGTTCGTCATAGCCGGATTGAAGACCTGCTCCTGAAACTCCTGATTAACAGTATTAGGGTCATATTGGTATGTTGGCCCCTGTGCCATCACTCTGCTGGTCATCTCACCGGCAATCGGCCCCTTTTGCTGTAAGGCACTGGTCGTCTGCTGTGGGGTAAATAATGGCTGCTGGGATACCGTATTTGCCAGTGCATACTGAGAACCGGGGTATGATGGCTGGTATGGTGCTGGCTGATAGTTAGCCAGACTTGCACTATCACCTCTACCGCCTCCTATGTCGCCTCCAGCACCCACAGAACCGCCTACAGGCCCGCCCTCTGCCTTTGGCTGTATAGCTATCTCTTTGTCGCCACCGACCTGCTGTGGCCCCTTACCGCCCGCCATAGACGCAGGGAGGTTCTTATTAGGGACAACTGTACCCTTAGATGCAGGGTCAAAGAACTCCGGGCCACTCTCACCAATCATATTCATTCTTCCAGCGTCAGATACAAACAACTCCGGGCCTATCTCGCCAACTAGATTTATAACGTCAGTTGGAGGACGACCACCTTTGGCAAAAGTAAGACTTCTCGGCACGTTTTTAGGTGTGATCTCTAATGCCATCATCATCATACGATCATATAACTCTCGTTCGAGTTTATTAGCCTCTGGCTTAATTAGACCGGGATTCATAGGTGGTGGAGGTGCTTTTTTTTCATCGCCACCGCCAAACATAGCACCAGCTCCACCCAATACACTGCCAAGCCCGGCAAGGCCCATGCCTACACCGCCCAGACCGCCGCCGCCGCCGCCATCTGTGGGAGCAGGCGTGGGTGATGCTGCTCCACCACCACTTCCACTTTTTGCTAACATCGGACCTGCGGCTTGTGCTAACATCATCATTGTTGCAGGGTCTAACATATCTCTAACTCCTTATGGGCCAACCGCAATAGCGGTCAACCCGACGTAGTACATGACTCCGCCTAACATAACTTGTAATTCGTGGTTTTTATCGTGTGTAAACTTAATCTCACCGTTATCTATATTGTCTGCAATAGTCCAAGTATCCGCCCTGACTTCGTGCCTCGATCTTCCTTGAGATAAATCCTTATACAGATTAGAAGATAAACCCTCTATTGAAGCCTGAAGATGCTGAAGGTATGAGGTCAATATACCTACATCACTCTTAACATCTTCCAGCGTAGCGTCCACACCTTTAGTCTGAGAGGCTAAAACAGGTATCTTCGGCAACGATATTATCTGTGTTTGATTCATTAGTGGGTTGCTCCATCCTCATATCTCATAGTAAAAGACCTCACAGAGAAGGTTTCACTAAGAGTCGAATTGGCAAATCTTATCTTTAAGAATCTGGCTTGTTGGTGGAAGCCAACCGTGTACCAGTCATAGCTGGATGTCAGTACCTTTGTCTCAATCTCTTGCCAGTCACCGTCATCTGCCTTGATACTTACCGTGATACCGTCACCCTTAGCCTCAAAGTCAAGACCGTTCCACGCGGTAATCTCTGCCCTCTCACTCTTCGGATTAGAGAATGCTTTGGAAATCCAATAAGCATCAATAGCGTTACTGCCATCATTCTTAGCGGATGTATCAAACTCATAGAACTCACCAGATGAGTTACCGAAGTGGACAGAATGCTCCAGGTTCGTTTCTGTTCCCTCAGTTACCAATCCGATAGCATAGTCAGAAGCAGTTATATTTGAACTTGTACCATCCGAGAAGTCCCATATCGCCCACACCTTTTCATCCGGATTGAACATGAACGCTTTGTCTGGATAATTACTACTGGCAGGAACCATAATTCCAACCAGATTAACTATACTCATATCCAGCCAGAAACTTCGTCGATGAAACTCGCCATCGTTGTATTCAATCCCATCTGTAGAATAAAACTCTGACTCTATGGCGTCACCGATAGGACTCATTGTTGTTCCAGAACCAAAGGCATATACATTCTTACGGCCAACCCAGTAACAATAGTCACCGATTACCTGCACCATCTTAGCGGCCAGTAAAGCATCCTCTTGGAATACGGTGTTATATGAGAATATAGCAGACTCTCCACCTAAGAATGACTGTCTCACAATAGCGTCTGTCTTAAATATATAGTTATTGTCATCGGTCAGTCTCACAGCATTGAGAATAGCACCAGATGTATCTGCCACGTTCCTTGCAGTAGCAACGCCGGACTGCCATTCCTCCGCGTCATTAGTGGCACTCCATCTATCTTGTAATAGTTTATCCACCGCACCTGTACCTGCTGTATCTTCGCTGCCTCCCAGCAAATGCAACTTCTCTTTGTATCCGCTTATCGCTTTGCACCTATGGTAATCAGAAGAGCCGGGGTCATTATAACCACTGCCTGCATCATTGGCTCCAGTAAGTAACTTTAACAACGGGTTGGATATTCCATTATCAACGTAACGGACATAGTGATCTTGCTCGTAGTTCGTTACCATTAGATATGATTGCGTACTACCTGATACATTAGCAAGGACAGAATCCGATAAGGTTGGAGATATTTTAGTTGAGCCTGCGCTCAGCGAAGTGGCCTCATTACCTCTAAAGAACTGAAGTGCGTCAATATATCCCACTCGTGTAAAGACCAATGGAGAATCATTATTCATTTTAATTTTTATTAACCGGCTAGTTACCGCTGAAAAACTATTACCAAGCATTCCCCCGAAATTGCCTGAATGATATTGCCATGTACTGTAGGTTCCACCACTTTGAATGAATACAGGGGACTCTACCCGTGCAGCCTCCGCATCATTATACACCACAACCCTGACTCCGTCATTGCCCCAAAGGTCATTAACGTACATCCAAAAACCTACAGAAGATACCGCAGAGTAGCTTTGGGCAGAAAGCCTCTTGAACACCATGTCGCCTTCAAACGATGGTATGGCGCATATTTTTATACATTTTGACCCTACGATACAACTACCTAGCGGCCCTGTAGAGCTATTTACAACAACAGAAAGAGCTGTAACGCCGGAGCATTCGTCCCAACCTTCCCCGTCCAAGTCTTCGCCTACAATCTTATCTGTCATTATTGTCCATTTGCCAGAGGCGGGGATGTAATAAAAAGAATCTTCCAGCGAAAAACTATACAACCTCTTGGTGGATGTTGAAACATTGATATTCGATTCGTGCATCTTCATGTGCGTCACTTCTTCAACGATAGTTGACGTAATCGGGACTCCTTCAGGGTCTTGGATAATCTTCCGTGCCCCATATCCAAATCTTTTGATTATCTGCCCATTACGGAAATAGACATTCTTACAGTCAGAGCAATGCTGGTCAGAGATGTTTGCATCCTGTTCATTCAACATTAAGCCACGGTCAGGCTTATTAACTATGATGTATTTATAATTAGCCATTTAGATTCCAAATGCTGTGTATTCAATTGAGTATTCGTAATAATCATCTGCTCTAACTTGTATATTATATGGTACGTTTGACGCTACGGCATTAGGTTGTAAGTAGATTTGCTCCCCATCACCCAATCGTTGCCATCCAGCAGATATCGTACCAACGGAAGTGCAAACTATAAACACGCCACTATGAGACGATAAACCTGCGCACGCAAGGGCGTTTACCCAGCTAGATACAACGCGAACATAAATACCCTTTAGCCCACCACTGGCCATTGTCCCGAAACCAACAGCAACACTCGTCTCGCCACTTACGGTTAGAGTCCCTGTTCCTCCTACTTTTGTGTAAAGACCAGATAACGTGAAGTTATTATCTTTTAGAACAGGGTCGCCCATGTTACGCATCTGAAGTTTAACGCCTGCTTCTATTAGTGCTGCCATGACATTCTCCTATATTGCGGGAACCGATAATCCCGATGTCCTGTTTCTTAAATTCTGCTTGGAAGCATACTGCGGTGTCCAGTCCTGGAAGTTACCATCTGATACAGCTATCCGCTTACATTGCTTTCCAAATATATTGTTAAAGAAGTTTCTCGTCTGGAAATCTCTCATCGCAGTTGCACCCCAGACAGTAGCCCTTGCTATTACTGCCAAATCCAACAGGCTACCCAGTGGATTATTATCATCTGCGTTTGTATCGAACGGTATCGGCCATTGAGTCAAAAACAACTCGATAGGGATACCAGTTGTAGCGGGTGTTGGGTACAGCTTGATATACTCACCTTCGTAAGTGTAATACTTAACCGGACCACCACCGCTGTCAGTTGGAGAAGAGAAAGCGTCCCGATATTCTTCAGGTGTTATATATTTCAGCGGTCTTGAATTTGAGCCGCTCATATAGATAGCGTCAAGTACTGTCTTTGTTCTGTTGGGAACGGGGTAGTAAAGCTTATTAGCAACCGTCTTGACCGATGTGCTATCCAGCACTTTCATCTTACGCCAGTTACGCAAGGCCGCTGTATCTTGTAACGCAAAGTTCAGCCAGTCAGTCTCAAGGGCAGATATACTTCTATTGCCTAGATTCTGCTGAAGATGCGTTTTCATTTCCGATTGTTTCATGCTCTCACCATTTCCGCTGATTTAATGACTCTGGCCGGTACTCCAACCACAGTTGTATTTGCTTCTACGTCTTCCAGTACCACCGAACCAGCACCTATAATAGCACCGTCACCGATAGTTATATCTTGGACAACCGTAGCACCTATTCCGATAAATGCTCCTTCTCCCACATTCACCCTTCCAGCCAACTTAGCACCCGGACATATATGTGATGCTCTTCCTATCTTACACTCATGGTCAATAATAGAACCCGTATTAAGAATAACAGAGTCGCCAATATCACAATGGGTACACACATGCGACCCTGCCGCTACCGTGACATTACTGCCTATCTTCGCATTACCAGCTATCGTAGCATAAGGATGTATGGCATTAACCAGAGAGATATGGTGGCACTTCAAATGCTGGGCAATTTTATTCCTGATTTCGTTGTCACCGATAGCAACAATGACACTATTAAACTGATACCGCATAAAGCCAACATTGTCAGGCTGTCCAATAATAGGAATGCCGTCAACATTACGACCTTGCATTTGAATGTTGTTGTCCAAAAAACCAACGACATCAAACTGGTGATTATTGCGTAGAATATCCAGTACGACACGACCATGCCCCCCTGCACCAATGATAGCAACCTTCATAGTACCTCCATAGGTGGGGCAGGCCGCGAAAGGTAACAGCCTGCCCCAGAGACAAAAAAATGGAACTATGTTGTAATTCCGAACGCAGTAAAGGTAAACCTAACAACCTCAGCAGCATCAACAAAACCACCATTCGATGCCTGTATCTCAATAAAGATACCGGAACCGGGGTCGCCTTGCTTTTTCCATACTACTTGTGCCTTCCCAGATAACATATTGATAGCAACATTATCAATAGACTGATAATAACTTTCAAATCCGCTTCCGGGGAATGTAGAAGCACCACTTGCTACTGCACTGAAGCTGATTATAGAATAGCCTCTACCGCCCGAACTTACTCGTACCGGCCTTGACTTTCTTGTAACAGTTATAGCCATAACAAACCTCCCTTCAGAGGTGTAAGGGGTTATTATTCCATGCACCAATCAACAGCAAAGTAATTATCAGCACCAACCGCACCATCAATAGCATGGCCCCACGGGAGCGCTAGTACTGTTGTTGAGTTAGTGGTTGTGGATAGTAACCCTGCACTAACTGGAACTACTGGCGTACCAGCAGCCACGGTTGCCCTACTGTACCCCATGCCCGGCCCTTTAGTCTGCACCAGACAATAGCCCGATGTTGCCACACTAATAACAGCAGCACCACCAGGAAGGATTCGCCCTTTGCCTGATACTGTGCTTGCTATCTCTAAGCCGTAATATGGATTAGTACGCAAAACTGCGTAAGATGTCGTATCTAATGCAATAACTAAGCCTTGCTTGAGCCGCAAACGAGAGATGCCAGTGCCTCCGATCTCGTAAGAGTTTACCGGGTACGCAAAGCCATGACCTGTACCGGACACAACTTCAAATGTACCATCTTCGTAGCGAGTCATAGACGATAGCCCAGCGGATACGCCATACAGCTTGATATTAACATCTCCGATACTACCACCCCAACCTGCGGCTGCACTGTTTAAGTGACCGCCGGGGCCAGAGACTATTTTAGTACTTGCTGTAGAGACATAACTGTGTTTCTTAAATACGTGACCGGGTACGGCAGAAGCCATTGCGCAATAAGCCCAACGGAATGTCCGCATACCATCTTCAAACTTTGTGCCTAAAGGAATATCACCTTTAGTAGATTGGACACCAGCGGTCAATAGTGCCTGCACGCCTCTTCCATAACTGTGAACTTGCATAGTAAACCTCCCTTCAGAGGTATGATGTTAATTATTCCATACACCAGTCAACAGCGAACCAATCTCCACCACCGGCTGTACCTCGCACCGCATGTCCCCAAGGGAACGCTAGTGCTGTTTTTGAATTAGTGGTTGTTGACATCAATCCACTTCCAACTGGCATGACCGGCGCACCGGCACTTAATTTAGCATTAGACTCACCTATACCCGGACCCTTGGTCTGGACAAGGCAATAGCCCGATGCGGTAACACTTACTGTTGCTGCACCACCCGGGAGGATACGGCCCTTGCCGGATACTGTGCTTGCAAAGTCTAAACCATAATAGGGGTTAGGTCTTAGAACTGCGTAAGATGTCGTATCTAATGCAATTATTAGCCCCTGTTTGATTTTAACATTAGAAACACCAGTGCCGCCAACTTCATACGAATTGACTGGATATGAAAAACCTGCACCCGTACCGGAAACGATCTCAAGTGTTCCGTCTTCGTAACGAGTGTTTGATGTTAATCCACCAGAAACGCCGTATAGTCTAACGTTGGTATCTCCAATTCTACCGCCCCAGCCATCAATAGCACTATTGAAATGACCACCGGGGCCAGACAAGACCTTAGTGCTTGCAGTTGAAACGTAGCTGTGTTTTTTGAACACATTGCCGGGGAGTGCTGACGCCATCGCAATATAAGCCCAACGGAACGTTCGCATCCCGTCCTCAAACTTCTGACCTAAAGGAGTGTCTCCTTTAGAGGATTGGACGCCCGCGGTCAATAACGCCTGCAATCCCTTTCCGTAACTATGTACTTGCATAATAATTCTCCTGAATAATCAGGTTAAAAATTTAGATACACTATCAATCAACAACTATTAGTCGCCATTAGCACTAATATTGAAGATACAACCATGCGACCGGGCCGATGTACGAGCCATCGCACAAACCGTCACAAGTTGACGGAACTTAGTGAGAGGCAAATTTACAGCCTCTTTGCTATCCGTCCACTTCATGTAATAACCAGGGTCAACACACCACAGAAGGCCACTATTAGTAACCATACGCAGTTCGCCACTCGGAGCATACTTATCGAAGATGATAGGTAAGCCTTTGAACTTTACCGTTTCAAATGTAGCGTCACCGATTTTGGTCTTAGAATCCGTAGTCATAAATGACATAGCATTCTTCTCGTAAATCTGCTTCACATCTTTGTGGGTGAAGATAACGTCCGGCGTACCAGTTTCCAACTCGATGATATCGTGCATATCAATCATCTCAGATTCCAGGTTGGTCGTTGCCGGTGAACCACTCATGTTAGTACCCTGCGTTCTCCACCAAGCTTTAGTAGATGGTGACAAACCGCCAATAGAAATTGACTGACTGGCAGGTACGGTTGCCGGGATAAGACGAGTCAACCCTTCAGGTTGCTTGCCTGCTCCACCAGAACCATTGAAAACCGCCTGAGCCAGAAGATTCTTGACAGATTTAATTGTCACTTCTTCTTTGTGTTCGATGATGGAATACTTCTTGTTGGAGCCACGGTTGACTCTCTGTTGATATCTCGGCCACCTTGTACCGTAAGCCAATGTCTTAGCCCAGTAGGTAGCACCATCATCAGGATCGAAGTCGTCCATCGAGACTCCCTCTTCCTCATTTATCCACCCACCATTAGGATTCTCTTCGACCAGCAGCGGAACAATAAACTGTTCGCCACCCTCGCCTAACATATTGGTGTTCTTACGAGACAGCATCCACGACAGTGTTGGATGTTCATGAAATATCTGGTCTTCAATGGTCTTCCACCGCTGGTCCCATGAACTCATAAAAAGCATATCAAGATATGCGGTATTACCCTTTTTGTAATAGGTTGCTTTAGCCATAATAGCTTTCCTCCGGCACTTTTGCCTTAGACAAAGAGCAAGTGTAAGTGCCGGTACACTTGCTCAAAGAAGCCAGTCGGAAAACTGACATATCTTCTTGTTGTTTCGTAACTCTCTTACCTACCAGCCCGCGCCTCTGCCGCATCAACAGCTTCCCTTATCGAAGGGACTCTGGTTGACTTTGGCTTTTGCACCTGAGTAGGTCTTGTAGAGCCGCGTCTTGCTTTGACCTTGCGTTTCCGCTGGGCCTTCTGAGACTGCTTGCTCTGCTTTTGGAGGGACGATACCTGCTTCTTAGCAGCTAATCCGTCCGCTGTTTGCATAGCCATCTGGAAGCTTATTGTCGGATTCTTTTGCATCATTACTAATGCGTCAGAAATCATCTGCTTCTGTGGGTGGCCTTGCAATGCTGTGTCCAGTAGGTTGTCGTAGATATTCAATCTTTTCGAGAGATTGTTCACCAGCTCATTCATCACAGCGTTATTTTGCTCTTGTGATTGTTCAACAGCATATTGAATAGTCTGTTGAGGGCTGTAGTCATCTACGTCTTCAGGCATTGTTATGTGCGGTTTAACGACACGCTGAGGGGCAGGTTGCTGGACTGGGGCTTGTTGCTGACCGCCTTGTTGAACAAAGCTGGCCATAGCTGTAACAACGCCCTGTAACTGCTCCATTTGCTGCGACATTTTGTCGAAGCGTTTGTCTTGATCTGATACTGGTTTTGCTGGCTCACCGGCTTCTTCGTCGGCTGAGTCGTCATCAGAATCCTCATTTTCCGCATCGTAGGATTCTTCAGTATCGTCAAAGACTTCTTCCTGGTCTTCGTCATTTGCATCCGTATCAGTTTCGGGGACAATTACGTCGCCTACTTCCTCATCGAGGTCTGTCGTTGCTTCTGACTGAGACTCTGGTATTTCTTCGTTATTGTATTCTTGTTCTGACATTGCTCACTTTACCTTTCTTTGCTGCTGCTTTCTTTTTTTCAGACTCTATTAACGGGTCAACAGGCGGTTCTATCACTGCTTCAGTTAAATCGACTTTGACTTTGGCAGGAGGAGCAGCATCAAGGTTTATCTGATTCTGTCTGATATTCTGGAATACCTGCTTCTGGATACTACGCCAGTCACCGAACGTCCACGGCCCCATCATCTCAGTATGAACCAGGCCATTTGCCTCCATCTGGATTGTCATCATTTTGTCACGATTAAGGCCATCTATCTTCCGCATCAGGATACGATGCTTTTTCTCGACCTCGTTATACTTCTGGGATAGATTGCTATTAGCCTCTTCTGCCTCCTGAAGACGCTTTTCGGAAATCTCTACCTTTTCTTCCAGCCGCCTCTTCTGCGCACTCAACAGATTGTATTCTTCTTGTGAAATCATATAGCCACTTCCCTTTCATAGACTGTTTGTACGATATTCTTATTAGCATCCATCTTTTCCTGTATATCTTCTAATAGGATGTGACTCTGAGCCGCATCCTCCATAACTTCCATAATGTGTGCGTATGCTAAGTATTGTGAAGAACCTACATCCTGAGCCAGTAATTCAAGGTCCGGGTCTTCTCGGACCACGACTTCACCGTCAACCTCATGCAATAGCGTATTGATTATCGGTATTGCGTAGCTTTCGTAGCTTCCCCAATCTACCACTTCTATATCCAGTAGCTTACCTAAGTTATCATCCGTAAGATCGTCAAGCTTCTTCTGGTCGAATAAATAATAGTCAACCGATATACCGGTTATAATCGTCCGCATACGCCATCTGGTTAAAGCGGCAAGCTCATCAGTGTCCGTGATCTTCAGAATATTATTATATAAGTCCAGCATTCGCTCCATCTTATAAATGTCTGATTTCTGATAGACCTTACAATCTACCAAGTCCATCAACTTCAAATAATACGAGATATAGTAATTGAACCTGCAAAAATCTATCATCAGGTCCATGTTCTGATTATGCTTTATGCTCTCTTTCATCCATTCGATAGCAGGCTTCACATAATCGTTAAACTTAACACAAGCGTCACTAATCTTCTTATCTATATTACCTTTATTTTCCATCTTGCCAAATATTCCTTTACTTTTTTACAGATTTACCGGAGTTCCGGCGTTCCTTTCCTTGCATAATTCCCTGAAATGCTGCTTATTCTTCACATAGACAGGCTTACCTGGTAGCGACCTACATAGACCCGGTATCCGGTCGCCTGCTCCTGTGTTAATATCTGGGATTGACACTAGCTTTTCTGTCTTAATCTTGCATACAGGGCAATCAGGGCAGTTATTCCGGTCTGCTACCCTTCGATATTCTTCTATTGTTCTCTGGCATTTAGGGCATTGATATTGATAAATCATGCGTAAACCTCCACACCGCGAGCCATAGTGATATAAGTTTTTAATTCGTCTGGTTCAAAAGACATCTTCTGGTCTGGTCCCGGCATGTTGTGGTCCAGCGTAAAATGCTTCTCCAAGCACGTAGCCCCATTGATAACCGCGCAAGAACCGGCATATATATCGGTAGTATGGTCTGAGAAGCCAACTCCTACTTCATTACCAAACCGCGTCTGCAACTGCCGAATCTTCTTCATATTGGCCTGTTCAGGCGGCGTTGGGTATTTGCTGACACAGTGCATGAGGACAAGGCTTTCCACTCCCTCAGTAAAGCTATTATTAAGCAATCTCTCGATATCAGAGCCTTGAGCCATACCCAATGACACGTACAGCGTATTGGCATACTGATAGATTAGGTCCATCAACGGAACATCGAATATGCGGTCTGAGCCGACCTTGAAATCTCTGCAACCCAGTGCCATCATAATATCCGCCCACTGGCAATCGAATGGCGTAGCCAGGAAATCTATCTCTGCCTTTGCACACATATCCATGATCGCAGATACATTCGCCCTTGTGAGTTCACATTGTTTAAGAAGCCCTCTAATATTTACCCGCTTCTGGATAATCTCATCTCTAGCCCTCGTTTGGGTCTTTGGTTCTGATATCAACCTGGTTGTATTATATAGCTGGAACTTAATACAATCTGCCCCGGCCTGCTTTGCGGCATCAATCATTGCCCTTACAATATCCATATCGCCATTATGGTTAATCCCTGCTTCTGCGATTATATACGTCAACCTATTTGTCCTCCAAGTTGTCCCATTAACTGAGCTATCCCCGGTTCGTTCTGAGGCATCTGCTGACCAAACTGCTGTTGGTACTGGCTAAATGGCATTGATTGTGGCTGTTGTGGCATAGGGACAAGAGAGTCGATATCCCAGTCACTATTGAGTCTCGATAGATATTGCCGGTACAATACTCTAGGGTCAACAACCCCCATCTGGACACCCGGCATTGTCTGTGCCAGAATCATGTTCGCCTCTTCCGTTCTCTGCTGCTGATTTTTAGCCCTCATCGAGTCCAGTGAGATTTTGAACCGATAATCACCTCTCAGGTCTGCTCCCTTAAACTCCACTACTACCTGATTACCCATCGCGTCGTATGTCTGAATCTGTTGGGGTTCGTCCCAGAACTCAAATATCAATTCTGACCAGTTCTTGAATATCTCGATATATACGTCACGGATAACCTTCAGCCTCGGAGTCAGTGACATATCGAAACCGCCCTCAGCTACCTGTGTCTCATATTTCGTATGCCTACCGGGGGCCATCTGACCTCTCTGGTGCGGGCCTACTCCCAGACCGAACTCTTGAATCTCAGACTTACACAACTGCAACTGGGCAGTCATGTCAGGCATCTGATGTGGAGTGAACTGTTGGATAAATCTTGTCGGGTCGCCGTTAATCCCTATCAACGCCATAGCCTCATCTGAGGTCATCGAGGCCAGTGCCTTCTCGAAGTTCTCCATATCCGTTTCATCTTCCAGCATGTTCTTATCGTAGAACCCCTTTGACTTCTGGAGATTTCTCAATATGACTTGAGCCGTTCTTATATCGTTTATCTCTTTGGCATTATCTTCTTGGAAGTTGAAATCAGAAGTGCCCCAGAACATTCGGCTGTTTCGATTGAATATGATAGAGTGAAGGGGCAGTCGGTCTATCCGAATCATTATCTCGTCAACATCGTCTGCCATTGCGAAACCATAGTTTTCATTATAGCTTGTTCGCTTACTATCCTTGTAATTATAGAAGTCCTGTAATATGACATGCTCAAGATCGACATCACGATTAAAACTACCGGCCATTCCAACTGTTGTATCTGCAATGTTGACATCTGGTTTGAGCTTGGCCCGATGTTTCTTCATGTATTTTTCATCTGCTTTTACATCGTCAATGTGTCTGATATATCTATGCCAGAATCCAGAGCAGTCGGCCTCTCTGATTGTACCTGAAGGAACCAAAATGTCTGACGGATGCGCTCGAAGTGTCCAAGGCATATTATCCTGGATATTCTCATGGTATTCGATTCTATGATACTTATCATCATACCGGGAGTCGTCAATTCCTTCATTGGCAGTTGAATAAGATGTTCCATACTGACTGCCATAACCATCAAGCAAAAAACCAGTACCCAAAGTTATAGCGTCCTGAACAGCATCCTGCATCTGGTCAGCTATTTTCATATTCCTAGCCAGTTGATTTAACTGTGCCGCTATCACGCGGGCCGCTGGGATAAGCTCAGGTTGGTTAGTGGATAGTTCAAGCATCGGCGTAGCACCTGTCAGGGAGGCCATCTGTCTTTGTGCGTCTGATACTAACACCGGGACACAAAGTATCCCCTCTTCGTTAGGATACTTTGCCATCCAGTAATCTTCGTACTCACGCCAGTCGGCATCTTTATACAGAGACTCGCGATAGTCCATCGCAGCCTTCTGCCTGGCTTTTAAGTCTGATAAATCCTTAACTTTCATTTGTTACCATCCTGATATTGAAAAGCCCAGACCGATACCTGCACCCAATGTACCTAACATATTTACAGCTATCATTCCTCTGCCTTCCCAGTCCAAAGATAGCATTGCTCTTCCGTTATCGCTGGCTGCATCTTCAAGGTCGATTGTGTGATTGTAATCTTCAGTCAGATTAAGGAAGTCTGCGTAACGACCAGAAGCGATAGTATAGCCACCGTAGGTACTCAAGCCTTCATCATCTTTGAAGAATTTATACCCCCCAGCCGTACCGGAAACAGTGCATACTCTTTCAAGGTTATTCTCTCTGCCACGGAAAGCATCTACCTGGAATTTGAAATTGACATTATTTAATGTCGCCGTCGAATTGGTCGTCAGATACGGAGAAATCTTAATGCCATTTGGTGCATCCTTACCCCTCCATAATCTGTCCAATGGGATTGCGTTCCATAGAGTTTCCCTGAGTGCAAAACCTCCATTGCTAAGGATAGAGCCACTTAGCTTAAACGATGGGGCCGAACCCGTCAGGAGGTTTCGCCTTAAAACTCTCCAGTTATAAACATCTGTTCCTAATATTGCGTGTACTCGTTGACTCATGCTACATACTCCTTAACATTATCTCGCAAGCGTCTGCCTTGCTTTCTAAATAATTTCTTACCACCACCATAGATTCTGGTGTCTCTGCTTTTAATACTGTCTTTCATTTCCTTCATGGTGAACTGTGTTCTTGGTTCATATATTTGAACCGGCTCATCCTTCGGTATGATAGGGCCGCGTATAAAGTCCATGATATACCCGCAACTATCTATAATATCTTTCCACGGCGTATATGGGAAATCTCTCATCTCTTGCATAAGGTCAACATGCTCTGCCTTGAGATGGAACGCGCCTTGCTGATGGTGGGGTTGTAGCCTAAGAATACGAGCATCTTTATTTCTGTTTTTAGGTTTTAGCGGCTCAATCCTATAGAATACATTTTCCCGCACCATCGCATTGCGCAGAACAAACCGGAGTGTTTCTTTGTATAGGTTTTCCTCGATGTGCACTTTTGTCAGCTTATACTTTCGCACCATCCGATGTATCAACTCTATCTTGCCTACAGTATCAAGTCTCTGCCTTATAGCTTCACCGAGCCAGATATGATTGTCCTGGTCAACCCACAAAACTACAAACGAAGTATAACAACTCGACGCAGTTGCTACGTCTGCCATATCCATAAGAGCATAGATTCGATAATGATTCTGGTTGCCTTTTTTATCTTGTTGTGGTGGTTGGTTGCCCTGCCAGAAAACATTAAGCTCAGGCGGGAACCCTCTATCGGCAGGATTGTACGGACGACATTCCATCTGTGTGAAATACATGAAGTCACCCATCGCCTGCCTTGCCTGTGCAAGATACTCTTCTGTCATCACGGAGGGCCAGAGAAGATCGCCGTCATCTTTATGTGCTGCCATTTGTAAGAAATTGAATCCGTGTGGACTCTCTTCTGTTTTGAGATGGTTAGACATAATGTGTTCGGCAAAATCCTTCGGCCCCCAACGATTAACGATGAACTGCACTTCCGTTTTCTTTCCCTTGCGATTTACTGACAATCCTTGCGCGGTAATCTTATACCAGCCGATTGCCTTTTCCACTTCCTCTGGACGGAGAATAATCATGCCGCCCTCTTTCATATCATCTTTCTTAGCGGCTACTACATCGTCACCTAATATTAAATCAAAATGCAATGAAGCTAAATCCGTATTGACACCAGCGGCCATGATAGTTGGTTCTCTATAAACCCTGTCACGATTGACCTCTATCGACGATTTACTCCACGCAACTTTGTGCGTATTCTTAGGAATGATATCTGGAACCATTCTTCGTAGCTTTTGATTTCTCTCGAAGTGGTCCTTAATCTCACCCAATGTTTTCTGGGCATTGTCCTCTGTGTTCTGGACTATAAGTATCCGTATATTAGGATTCTTAATAACTCGCTGTATAGCGTAGGCTACCGTTCCAAAGCAGGTCTTGTATATCCCGCGTGTACCAACGAGAAGTTTTCTGTCTCCACCGTTCTGTATAAAATTACACAATCTTAGATGTGGTTCTGGTTCTGCATCTTCGTACCCAAGGATATGCTTACCGAAATAATATAATGACTTCTCACTATTGATAAGGTCTATCTGTCGATGTGCTTCAGTGTAGTTATCAGGGATAGCGTGAATCATTCTGTTTGCGCCTCCGCTGCCTTTATCTCTTCCAAGACTTTAGCTTGGTCGCCTTCCGGTACAACATCAACAACCTTAGCTTCGACCAGTACCCTTTGCTTGTCTACGGTATGTAATAGCTCCTTGAAGATATTTGCGTATTGCTGTGGCCATAGTTTCATTAAGTGATTCTGTCCGCGTAGTTGAATTGCCGGGTCGTTAGACATTATCCAGCCGACAGCGTTCATTACGATTTTGTTTCTTACTATATCTTTATCAGGATTCTTTTTTAACTGGGCAAGTTCTTTAAGAAGAGGCATGAAAAACTCAATTGCCTTCAGTGGAACTTCTGCCTTCACAGCTATAGCCCTTGCCTTTGAACCGTTATAAGCCAAAGCCAATATCGTTTCGTGCAAGTCTTCTTCTGGTTGTGTCTTTTTCTTTGCCATATTACTCTGCAAAATAACTATGTGGTCCGTATAAAATGTTTATTCTTTAGGTGCTAAGACTTTAATGTTTGATATTTCCCCGTAACCGTCTACTGTAGCACCTGTGTCGTCAGTTTCTAAGGATACCTCGATATATAACAGAGTGCCCGGTTCAAGCTCATCACCAGTCGCATTACCATCAATCGTAAAGTCATGGTCTGCAAAGGCTACTACCGCCTTAATATCCATTGGTGTTGTGGTACATATATCAGTAGCATCCAAACCTGCATCAACTACTCGTTTAACTACTACATCAAGCAATGATTCAGCGTTTCGAGCAACATGAACCTGAGCACGTATCCGTATTGTGAGGTCAAGCTGTGTTCGATAATTTGGTGGGACTCTGTAATAAAACGCTAAAGTTTCAGTCGCACTTGCTGTTGCTCCACCATTTGTAGTTGTGCCTACAATCGTACTACCAGCCGCAGCAGCCAGGCCGAGAGTTGTTTCATCAGGGGTGTCGGGTAGGGTGGTTTTCATTGCTGCAACCTGCATAGCTTTATTTAATGGAATGACCTCTGACGATAAACCATAAATACTAACCGTACCATCAATCATCCTCATGCCTTCCAAGGTAACGTCTTTCCCGGTTGTATCATCTACTATATCAGCAGAAGCAGTAGAACCTAACGCATAAGCCACATCACGCACAACAGTACCTTTTAAGTCTCCACTACCAGGGCCACGGAACCACATAGGATTCACTGCGTGCCCAGTGATATAACCGTTTGTAATCTTGTTATCATGGCCAGAAGCGTTAGTCATTTTCACTACCATACCATAACCAGACACTTCATCGGCTCCCCCGTTACCGGACCCGTTTTGGCCAAAAATACTAAAGTTTGTAATCTTACAATTTATAATACTGTCCAGATAAATTCCATATTGATTAGCTAATTCTCGACCGTAACAAAGAACAATTATCCCGTTAACCGTACAGTGAGACCCGTTCAGTTTAAGACCAAACAATCCATTATCATAAACATATGACTGCATCAATTGTAAGCCGTCGCAACTAACCATATCAATCCCTATCCCATCATTATATGCTGAAAAATGATTGCTTACATAACATTGTGCGCCATGATTTATATATAATCCTGTGCCGTAGCAGACTTCTGTTATCGAATTATTAAGCTTCAATCCCCAAGGATAGCTAAAATACATACCATATTCTTTACAATGTATGCACATTACATGGTCTATGTGAATGTCATAAATGCTGCCACCACCAGTTGACTTGTCGATATAGATACCGCTTCCAGAAGCCATATTATTAAAGTTACCGTCAATGGTAAACTCAGCTAAAGTTATCCAGCCGATAGATTGTGCACCAGATATGATACATTGCATTACATTACAATCAGCCCCAGCCGTAGGCCGAATCGACGTGCTACTTGTACCAGCCCCGACTAGTGCAACATTATTACCACTTGTTGCATCCGCCCGGTAAAAGTCTATCGGTGCTGCCACATTAAAATAACCACTCGAAAGCTGAACCTTACCACCTGGAGTAGTGGCCGCAGCCGCTATGATTGCAGCATTTATCTGAACCTCATCAGCCGTGCCGTCACAGACATAATCAGCGTTTGATTTAAGATATAAGGGGGCATCAGAAGCTGCAACTTCGACACACAAATTACCGGAATAATATCGCCCAGTATCTGTGCAGGTTATTCCTAGCAAAGAATAAGTAGTTGCTGTAATTGTTGGTGTAGTAGATAAAACAGCCGAATCGCGATGTTTATGTAAAGCAACCACACCCACATAATCCGTATCCATTGTTAAAGCATCGGTATATGTTCCTGGAGTCAATATCAACCATCGCCAATTTGTAGCCGACAATGCACCCATATTGCCATCACGACCGGACGACTTGAGCCAATCATACTTCGTCTGTAAATCGTCATCTGATGTGATTGTAAGGGAATTTTCACCCTCAATAAACGGTTTACCTTTTCTATACCTGCCTCTAGTACTCATATCTAATTATCCTTCATATTCATGTAGTCCAATAAAAAAACTGGCGGTCGCGTTATCTGTTGCACATTTGATCATTGCAGATACAGCATGTACTCCCCATTGGAGTCTTGGCATCTGTATAGGTATTGGAACTCCACCGGCCTTAGAGCCAGCTGGATTATTATTTACCATTATAGTTGTATATTGTTCTGCCGTTAAAGCATTTGCTATAGTTTGAGCACCTGATAACCAAACCACTCTAATTAAATATGGCGTATCAACACTCAAGTTAGTGATAAATATTCTGTGTAAATCATAATAAACTCCATCACCAATAGCAGAAGCGTCACCAAGTCCGATTAACTTAGCATAATCACTGGCCACAGCACTAAAAATCCCGTCACCAGATATAGCTACGTATGGATTTAAGGTATCTTCTAATGCCCAGTCTGTACCAGATTGATCAGCAGATATTCCGAACCACCGTTCGACAGAATGAAAATGAGTTTCAATTTCATGGACTCGATAAGCCAAAGAATTATGTGTACCCAGCAAACCTTTGGTTGCCTGGTTATCTATCTTGGGATTGTTACGCGGATATCGACTCACTTAACTCTCTCCAGTAGCCGGTCAACCTTCTCATCCATTCTGCAAATCTGAGCCCGAACCAGTTTCATATCCCTTTCCATCGCCTTCATACACTCATGGTATTGCTTCTCGTCCACCTTCTTAGCCAACTCGCACTGAACATAATCCTTGTTCTCAGAAAAAGTCTTATTAGCGTATGTGATGTGTTTAGTTACAGTTGTACTTAAACTACCCCACGCCACGGCCATACCGACAACTGATATCAAAACTAGGATAGTCAACGCTGTAATCTTGAAACTTCCGTTTGTTGGCTGTGCCATGTGTGGTCATGCCTCATCCTTTGAAGTTGTGTATATTCTCTAAATTAACATATTAGCTATATTAACATTGACTATTTTTCCTATCTTGTCAAATTAACCAAATAATTATTTTACCCGACAAAACAAACAGATATGTATAAACGTCTTACAGATATGAACTTACAGAAATGACCGACCGTAAATAAAAAAATGGCAAGACCGAAGCCCTGCCATAATCTTCTCTAAATTGTTGTGAATAAAAAAATTAGCTCATGTTAGCGTATCACAATGTCAAAGTTCGTTTCCCTTGTCCCATTCCCCATAAAGAGTTTGAAATGGCCCATACGCACGAATCTCACAATACGCTTCAGTTTGGCATCCGGCGACAAAGCTCTTATGTTTTCAGTAGCCTTATATATCTTATCCATCTCTTCAAGGGTCAACTGAGGACCCATCGGAAGACCATTCTCTTCGTAGCCCTCCCTCATACAGGCTGGAAAGAAATTCGACACCTCTTCAGAGATGCCAAAAGGCTTATTATCCGAGCCCAGAACCTCACCAGAGCCAATACCACCCTCCCCACACTTCACGTACCGATAAGTGCCAAAGGCAGTCTCAGTCTTATCGCCCAGAGTAGGCTTGATAGTGATCTTAGCGTGATTCTTCTGCCAGGCCAACGCCTTCTCCACCTCTTCCGGGGTGATATCAGTGGTAGGTCCCCGTTCAACCTCCGCAGTATCGTCTTCAAAGATTGCTGCGTAATGAGGATTCCACATATCCTTCGGAACTGAAATGTCAAGACCTTTGGCCGGACCAAAATCATATTTCAGAAAAGGGTTTACAGATGCCAATTTCCCAAATACCGCATCGTGAATAGCCTTCTGATTATCCGGAAGGTCCATAATGCCGTTCAGAACACGATTCAAAGCCGCTGCCGAATGCTTAATACTCTCAACAAAAGGGACGCAGCAGTACCTCAACACCAGCCGCGTCTAAGTCAATGCTAGTGCGAGAACCAAGAAGCACCAACCCACTCTCGCGGTCAGTAGCCAATAATAGCCCCTCATCCAATATCTTCTCACCGTCATGTATCACATACTCAAATACAATCTTCTTGACTTCTTCCATGATAATACCTAATTCCTTTCTAAAAGTAAATTCCAATAAACATATCTAAACCGAGTTCTTATCTCATATTATACTAATGAGAGTATTTAAGATACTGGCTTAATTGTAATTCAAAGATCAGTAAAATGCTTCTGCTCGTATTGCCCCAGTATAGCCGTAGTTTAACAATGAGACCGGCCAGCTTCCAGATAAATGGAACTCGTACCGCTGGTTTCTTCCGAGGGGTTGAACATAGAATTTTTAGAGAATCCGCCCAGTATGTAACAATTCTCTTGGATTAACTCTTCTTTAATTGTAACCGTCATTTTAACTATCCTAAAAAAACGTGAACCAATGTAAAATTTGGTTACAATCTCACACCAGCTCACGTCACTAATTAAATATACCCCATAGATTTCATAATGCAAATTTTATTTCTAAAAAAAAAAAGACCCCACACCAGTTCACGAGTACCGGATTATGTCGTAGGGTCCCACTCATGTACATATCTTAACCTCTATCCTTAGACTGTCAATGACATTTCTGAAAGTGATTGGAAAGTAGATACATTAAAAAAACCCCCTTAATGGGTGTGAAAATCAGGATTATTCACTGTCAGAGAAAGTAGATCGAAAGTAGGAAGCCTTTTGGTTAGAGAAATTAGTGGTTTCTATTCCCATTCTATTCCCAATATGTCCTAACTCTCACATAATAAAACTCTTATAACTATTCAACCACTTGACGGTAGGTGTTTTTAATAGAGAAATTAGAGGTTAAGTAACACGTATATGCCGCAGGGGGGCCGGGGGGGTTGCACCGGGGGGCCGTTAATTCCTTCTGATAGGCGGTAGGGGGTATAATGAGCCTTATTGAGCCTTATTGCGTCTTAACTCAACTATAGAACGTGAGAACAGCGACAACACGCTCAGAACCTAGCTAACATAAGGACTTACAACACTAATATCAGACTAGTTGATATGACAATACATTGATTGCTTGCCAGCATAAGCCCATTGATTGCTGTTACTCAACCTTGCTTGCCTGCTGTTAAGTAGTAACTCTCTGTCTTCACCTGTCCATCGGTGTATATCTATATCGTCCCTTCTAACAATCAATAGCATTATACATATATCTCAATAGATTGTGATGTATATCACAGTTTGGTTAATTATCGATTATAATCTTTGGATGAATAAAACTATATAACAGTATCTATTGTATAACACTCTCTTACTCTCTTAATAAAGAGAATATCTTAATATTAAGAGCAATAAGCATACCATTTTACATATTGTAATAGATATGGTCTGAATAGCTGTGATTGTTGTTATCTCAAGATTATACAATTATCTCAACAATTATTTAATTGATATAATCCTATGATTGATAGTGTATTAGAGTGATAATTGACTAGCTGAGATAATAATCTTCTCAAGTATCGTTTGCTTTTTGTCCGATACGTTGTATAGTTAAGGTGAAAGCAACGGTTATTATTCAAACACGGAGCAAAAAGATGTCAAAGTCAAAGATATTATATCGAACGTGGCCGACGACAGGGAACGTTATAGCGGTGTTCCCTGATATTGCTGTGGGACAATTTGTCCCTGATAAATGGTGTATTGGTCTATCAATAACTGGCAATAAATTACCTGTTGACCTTGACTTAATCAAAGCCAAGACCAGACCGGCCACCACTAATGAGATATCCAGCTATAAACAAGCAATCAAAGCAATAAGGGCTTGAATGGTTATTATTCTAATTGGAAAGGTTATATTATGAAACAAGTAACAAAAAAACACTTCAAAGAATTACATTCTACTGGCAAGTTGTGGCTTGTTAGCGCTTGTCCTAATAGGTATCCGGCGGATGTATATGATATTCTAGTTGACCGGAAGGGCGATTATCCACAGCACGAAACAACACGGGCAAGCTTAGACAACTACGGCGATTATAGCAAGACAGTAGCTACCACGTTTGAATTGCGCGGTAGAGTCTTTTACTTCGTAACAACTACAATCGACAACTCAAAGTGCGATACATGTAGTATGACAGACACGAGAACCGATGTTGTAATATATATCGAAAAATAACCACTAAACGAAAGATATATTATGAATATCACACAAGCAAAAAGACAGTTAAGCAACGATAAGAATGTTGTGTTGATTGGTAATTACTTCAACCGTGTCGAGTGTAAACTCTTCTTATCCTCTATATATGGCCGATGTAATCGCAAGCTTGCTTTCGATCATGCTGTTAAGTGCTTTAAGCAAGACTTTGTAGAAATAAGCACTTATTACTCTGGCAGTAAATCAGATTGCAAGTTTACTTGGAAATAAGGTTATTTACTCAAACACGGAGACATATAATGCCATTCAATAGAACATGGGAAGAAATACACGCTGTGCAGCAGAAGAAAAACCATCCAAAGTTGATATCGGTTAATAATAATGTTGATTATGGTTCTGACCCATTAGGCGATAATAAGTATAAAATGATTCCTTCTGGCGATATTGTAAACTTGGTAGAGCGTAACAGAAGATTGACCAAATAACCACTAATCGAAAGATATATTATGAGTTGGGAACCAAGAGAAATGAATTGTGTTGCACTGATTGTGCCGAGAGTTTTTATTCATAAACAGAATATAGCCCAATATTACCCCTTCAGCGCAAGCCAGGCTCGCCACTGGCAAGGGGTTTGTGTCTTGTTTTACGAGTCTATTTTATTATGAAAGAGGTAAAAAACATGGAAGCGATTATTGAAAAAAACGAGTTAATAGTAAGGATTCCAATTAGTGAGCGCAGCAGTAAAAGCGGCAAGTCAACCGTTATTGCGTCAAGCGGCGGCAATATTGCAACGTCGGCAATTCATAAGGGTAAGCCTGTGATTGTCGGTTGTAATGCCTATATCGCCAAATAGTCAACCGGAAGCCCTGCCAGGTTTATATCTGGCGGGGTTTTCTAACATCTTATAAGGGAAAAACAATGACTTCATTACCAATGTTTGCAAGTTACGGGAATTATAGTGATAAAATGGGCAATATACGGGCTTTGGTATTCTCGTTTGGCAGTTTTGAAATATACTACAGCTATAAAACGCCGGTGGCGTTCCGTCAAAATGGCCGATTAGTAGTACGCGAAAATGACTGGGGACCGACAACCGGAAAACACCTGAACTGGATTGATGGCGGTAATAAAAAAGACCGTATCAAGGGCGGACCGTTTGAATTGGAATTGTCTGGCATAATGGCGGAGCTGCAAAAATGAAAGTCTTAGCTTATATCCTAGCCTATGGAATATGGGGCACAATATTTATAGCTGGAATAGTTTATCAACTACACAAGGAAAAGAGGTGATACAATGAAGAAGCAAGAGATGCGAAACCACTACCCAAGAGAACGTCAGAGCTTATTTAATGCTGCGTGGCGTAGATACCGGGCTTTCCGTAACGATGCGGACATTGACGATCCTGTGGCCTTGTTTGAACAGATAATTAGTCAGTTAGTGAATGATTCAAAGAGTCAATTCTATATATATGGCTAACCTCTTCCCCCCTGAATCGTAACCAGTTTCGAACCTGGTAGGGGTTTTTGTATCGAATAACACTAATGAAAGGATTAAGACAATGGAAAAACAATTTTCAGTAAAGGCGTGCCGATGGTTTGACAAGTATTGGGGTAATACCTATCACTCCGTAAGATGTACAAGACACTCAGACGGCGCAGAGGTAGCCGCCGAATTACAGTACGGCTATGGTGAGTGTTATCGCCAAACAGCTATTGAGATAATGCAGAAGGCTGGCTGGCTGGCTAGTGACTACAATGACAGAACCTCTCACAATATACTGTGGGAAGTTTCAGACGGTAAAAAAAGAGACTGTAAGGCCAACGGAATACTATAAGGAGACTAAACACAATGGAACGTATGAGAACGAAAGCTAAAGAAGTACGGAAAGCAATCGGCGAAGTCGTGCTTGACATGATTGAGAATGAACCGGAAACATTTAAGGTTAAGCACGCAATCCAGCTAGACACCGAAACATGGCTTATGATTATGAGCGCAATAACTACTGAAATTGAGAGAGTAATAAGTCGGGCCAACATGCCTACTGAGGCAAAAATGTATAATATCAATAAATTCTTTACTGCTATGGAGTTCATCCACGATTCAGTATTGGGCACTGAATTATAAACCTTTAACACATATAGATTTAAGGAGATAAGATATGAAAGCTATGAAAAAAACCATCGGCATTATTGACGATATAGAGTTTGTCGATGCCGACGATCTGGCTCATTATAAAGAATGCCCGCAAGCTTGTGACGCTCAAGCAAGAGTCGGGTCGGGCGTTGAGGGTGATTTTAATCACTCGGTTTGGTGTGGTTGTGGTCGGCATTTGGGGTATATTCAAAGCAGTCGGTACGAGGGGTGTCAATCTATAGAGTGTCATTCTTGCAAGCATTATTACAAGTTTTGTTCTATATCAAGTATGCGAAACTTATGTTGGAATAAGAAGTGCTTTTATGAAGAAGGTACTGCACTTAATAATACGCCGGGTAAAATACCTTCTGGCTTATTGTAATTAGGAAGGGTAAAACAATGAATAAAACAGCAATTTACATGCGGGTATCTACGGGCCATCAATCTACTGCTAGTCAGCGACCAGATATAGAACGGTGGTTAGAGCTATCACATATACACCCAGAAGACCAGATTTGGCTTGAGGATACCGCCTCCGGGCGTTCGCGGAGTGGTAGGCCACAATACTACGATCTGGAGCGATTGGTCTCCAGCGGCAACATAGAGCGTGTGGTAGTCTGGCGTGTTGACAGGTTGGGCAGGTCGATGATTGAAGCTTGTAAATTCTTCCAGTTGTGCAAGGATAACCAGGTCAACATCATCTCAGTGAGTGAGGGCATAGATAACTCAACTGAGCTGGGCGAGCTTATAACGAACATTATGGCCTCTTTTGCTCAATATGAGGCCGATATGAGGGCCGAGCGTATTCGGGCCGGTATATCTGCTGCCCGTAGGTCTAATTGTCCAGAGTGTAAGGCCAAGTGTAAGCCTACCCCAGACCCGCGGAACCAATACCCCAAAGAGTTCCACTACCAGTGCAAGGTGTGCAGTCACGAGTGGAAGGGTAAAAAGTGGGGCGGTAGTCGTAAAGGCAGAAGGACTAAACTAACCGATGCTCACGTCAAGGCTATCAATAGTCTGGCCATGAATGGTATGAAGGCTCCGACCATCGCTAAGACTCAGAATATCAGTATATCCACAGTTTATCGGGCTTTACGTATGCTTGGTCATTTACCAGAATTGCCTTCGAGTCGGGCCATGTAATCTACAGCCATATCAAAATCGTGCTGGGTGTCTATGTTTACTGAGTCGCCTGGCTGTTGGACAATACAGCGGCGATCTGTACCCCAAAAGGCGTGCGGGTCGTCGCTTGTGTTTGCATCCATCAATACTTCAGTCTTGACAACTGCTGCTGCGCCATCTACGTAGTAATACTTAGGTAATTCCTGCCTGCGATACACCTGATTGTAGATGAGCTTGCTTATCTGATCGTCCTTATTCTTCTTGTGCATGAAGAATGGATGCTGCTCACTCACTTCTGTAACTGTCTGGACCGAATCACAACCTGTCTCTTTGATCTTATCAATACATGCCTTGAGTATGCCCGGCTTGCGTACTACATTCGGGTACAGTAGGGCCACATATTCATACGAGTCGGGCTTGCGTCTATCTACGGCATGTCTTAACACCATATCTATCGGCGTATCATCTTGGCATAGACATTCAGGGCGGTCGATTATTAAATCCGTATTACAACCATATGCCCACTGGTACTTCTTTAGATATTCTGGCATATTTGTAGTCAGGACGGGGTAATATCCTTCGCTGATAGAGTAGTTCACAGCTATCTCTATCAGGGTCATGGGTCCAATCCTCTTAACATTCTTATTCTCCAACCCTTTACTACCTGCTCTGGCTGGTATTATTACTACTGTGTCTTGCATTTCTTAATCTCCTAAGTTAAATCCATGCTGTCTGCGGTGTTTCTTGTCTCTATCATCGAACCCCTTGAAGTTGGGTCCGTACAATTCTTTAATCTGGTCGTCTGTCATCTGTGGTTTGACCTGCTTATTAACATACTCAATCATGCTATCGTGTATACGAGTGAGAATATCTTCTGCCATCCATTCCCAATCTCTCACTGCAATTGGCCACATCAGATTGATAAGGAAGTTATTGCAGTCTCCAGTTTCGCACAATGCTTCGATGTATTTTTCTTCGGTAATAAACTTAGCTTTAATCATACCGAACACTTGCTGATATAATTGCGTCTTCGGATATGGCGTGGCATACATCAATGACGATAGCGGTATCTGATTATCTATGCAGAAGTTTTGCGTTTCCATTATCGTGTCTGGCCCTTCGCCCGGATAGCCAAAGATAAATGAAGTCGGGCATAGCATACCTGCCTCTCTTGTATCTCTTATGACTTGTGCTGCCTGCTCTGCTGTCTGCTGCTTATTCATAAGCTTGAGCATCTTATCGCTACCTGATTCTATCCCATAGCTCACTGATACACAGCCGGACGCTTTCATCTCTTTAAGCATATCAAGGTCGCAGATACCTACCCGGCCAGTGCATGACCATTTGAGATTGGGTAATCTGTTCCTTATCAACGCACAAATATTATAAACTCGCTGTTTGTTAATCACGAAACAGTCATCTTGAAATGATATAAAGTCTAGGTTGAATTTATCAACCACCCATTCCATGTCATAGCCAAGAGGAACAACATCGAAGCTTCTCCACTTCGTGCCACTGAGCCGATAGCAGAAGTTGCAATCATAAGGACATCCCCTTGAAGTCACCATGTCCATGTCTCTACCGAAGCCAACTACTGGGTTTGCAAGATATACATTCATTGGGAATAATTCGTATGGCGTGATAGGCAGGTTATCCAAGTCTTCCGATATTGGGTCTTCCGGCTCTATCCCAAACACCTCTCTGAGTATCTTATCCTCACCTTCTCCTGCTATCAGGAAGTCGTGCGGTATATTCCTCTCTACGATCTTAGTACATGCAGTGGCAAGACCACCACCCAAAACTATCTTAGCATCAGGCAACGCCTTCTTGATTAGTGGAACCATACGCTTCTGCCATACATATGTAGTCACCATGCCACCGATACCGATAAACTTGGGTGACTGTTTCTGTAGCTCAGTAATCACCATATCATCTGTCATACGCAAAGCGTTAGCATCTATCACACCAACATCAATGCCAGCATCAATCAACACAGCAGCGATACTTCCCAGTCCATGTGGAAAGTTACGTGGCTTATCTTGTAATCGTATCGGAGGGTTTATCAGTGTTATGTCTTTACAGTATCCCATCTTTCTTAATCTCCACAAAAGTGTGCCACTTTCTTATTATCCAGACCCTTTTTAATTATCCCTTGCAATCGCTCACGAACGGCTGCTACCTTCATATCTCCAAACTCAAACAGTAGCCTCTCAAGAGTAGCCAGAGCCTTTCGTGCTGCTACAGCAACCTCTTCCGTATTGGCAAGTTGTGTCTCTAATTTATGCACTCTATCTTCATGCTTCTTATGAGACTTAATCAACTCAGCGTGCTTTTTTTCCTGTCTTTGCAACGCACCTATCAACGCTTCTTTTGTTTTGTATTGTGGTTTCATTACTCGTTATCCTTTCGCTCTTATTCCTTGTCAGCAATTGCCTTTTTTGCCGCCAGTTTTTCGTCCTTTGGGCTTAGCTGTTCCGCGACCTTTTCCGCCGCCTCTTCCGTCTCTTGGCCCATTACCTTTCGGGCCTTTTCCATCTTTGTTAGCCATTTCATTATCTCCTTACATAGTTTTATTCTTTAATCCGTCACGCATTTCACTGATTATCTCATACATCTTCTCCGCTGAGTTCTGGATGGTAGATATATATTTAATGTCACGACCAAATCTATGTTCTTTAATCTTATGCTTGTCCCACTTGTCTTCGTTTCGTTTACATATCGTATCTTCCCATCTCTTAATAAACTCCGCTATCCCGCTGAAGCTCTCTATTCGCGGGGCAAGGTGCATCAATCCATCTAGCACCTTCTTCTCCTTGATAATAATCGCTCTCGATTTATTCCACAATGTCTCGTCCTCAAACTTCCCTTCCAAAATCATATAAGCATTCACAATCTTCTTGTGAGATATGATAAATCTATCCAACTCACCCAGATATTTATCAACACTCTTAAAAACTTCGTCCATCTCTATCCCCTGCTTCACTAAACCGGGGAAGGATATTTCGCCACTATTCTTATATGTCTTAATCGCATCTTCCAGTGTCATCTCTTCGCAATGTGCTTTCTTTACGCTCTTGGGATGGGAACAATCAACGACAGTACCATCAAAGTTACGCCACATCATTTCAAACTGCTTCAGATAACTCACCATCTGCTCATCTGAATAAACCGGGTCACCTGATTTATTCTTACACACTCTTAACATCCGATGTTGTGGTGACACCATTAACCTCGATGACTCCTTCCATTTGTGATGCTCATATACGGCCTCAGCGTAGTACTTTTCCTCCGGGAACGATAGATCATTACCAATCATAATAATGTTCTCAGCACCCAGCCATGCGGCAACCTGGAAACTCAGGTGTGCTACTGTGGAACAGCCACTGATATAGTCCTCTCGCTTCAATCCACACAACTCATTGAGCCATCCATCTGAGAAGAAACACAACTTACCACCCATCTTCTGGATAGCTTCAATAACAGCCGGATTGACCTTTGGGTCCATTAGAAATACGACACCCTTGCATTGTTCAAGTGTAACATCATCCAGAAACCGGCCTGATATCTCATGGTAATCTAGTGCCGTAACATACGCTGGCTTGATACCATTGGCCAATAGCGGCTTGAGCATAGTTAAGCATGTCACGAATGGCGGCATCTCGCTGAGTTGATTCAGTCCGGGCAGAACATCGTCAACACTTGGGCCTGCCGCCACCGTGACAAGCGTGGCACTCTTTTCTTTTACGCAATCTTTTAAGTTCTCAATCGTTGGGTTATGCAGGTAGAAAAATGTATTGCCCAGGATATTATCAGCCGTTACTTTGCTGTTCGTCATTTGGGTGAGCATTAGCGTCTTCTGTGCATCGGCATAATCCATAACTGTTCGTGCGGCATTGGACCAAAACACATTATCATAATTCCATATCGGCTTGACAACTTTAACGCCACGACTCAATCTATCAACAGACAATTGCAAGCGAATAACAATCTCACTTGGGTCTTCCGTGTCAATCAGAATAATTCTATTCGTCAATATTGCCACTGATATATCTACGCGGCTAAGCGCATATCTCAAGATAGAGGGAGATTTCTCCAGAAGTATTATCACTTCGTCGTCCGAGGTCTTATCAATCAACTTCTCCAAGAATACACCGTCACATATTCCAGGTATGATATAAACCCAAGGGTCATCATTGACTACATCCATCACATCTGGATAGATATTACCGGATGGAAGTTTCTTACGAGTCTTTGCATTGAGCAATTTCTCTCGTATGTCTTCACCGATAACGTCCCAGTTAGATTGTAGAATCTTTGTTCGTCGCTCGCGCTTTGGTTTACTCATAACTTCTCCACTGTTATCTCAATTCTCGGTCTGTCACTATACTTTTTCTGTATCACACCGTCACAGATTATCCGGTCGTCAGACCAGAAGATACCGTTCAGTGCATCACATACAAACTTCTCCACATTATCTCGGTCTGGATTCTTATCATGCCACGTCGGGGCATTCGGTTTCAACTCGTCACTGTGCTTGCCAGAACGATAGTGGCTCCGTGGCCGGGGAAAAAACAGCAAGAGGTCAACTCTCAGTGGCCCCGACCACGGAACGATGGGCTTATACTCCATACATTTAGCCAGAAAATCACCCTTATCGCCCTTGCTTGGGTCATACTGGCCGACAAAATCACCCCTACGGAACGTCCGATGTCGTTTCAATGCCTTCGGACTACCGGGAACCGTGAAGGTGATGATATCTTTATCCGTTTTCATCTTGACCTTCTTCCGGCTGGTCGTCATCCATAGCCTTTGAGTCGTCTTGATTCGCCGGGTCAAACAAAGGCTCATCCCTACCCAAAGCCACAATCTGTTCCATCAGGAAATCCACAGCAGACTCATAGTTCTGCTTAGCCTCTTTGTACTGGTCATGCTTCGCTTTCATAAGCAACTGCTTCTGGTGGACACCCTGCTGTAGCCCCACTATCGTAGTAAAAGCACCAGCCCGAATATCCAATTCTTCATACGCTCCAGCCTCAATTTCCACGACTTCTACCGGTTTCTCTACTTTTTTCTTCTTAGCCATTCGATTGTCTCCTATAAAATAGTAATTTCTTCTTTCGGTTTCATTGCCTTCGGACTACTGGGAACCGTGAAGGCGATGATGTCTTTAGTCATTTTTGAGTTCCCCCGCGGGTTCATTTGCTATTTCGCGTAAATAAGCTGTGTACCTTTTGGGTATTTCTTCGATCATTTCATCATTCGTTAAGGCCCAATTTATCGCCTTGGCGGTTACTTTTGGTGGAAAGGGGAACCCCTTTTTGTCCTCAAACCACCCTCCCGCCGTAGCAACCCCAACGAATACCGTCATAATTTCTCCCGCAAGGAATAATGTTTTTAAGCAATCAGCCACAGTTTCTATAACTTCCGGCATTAGCTCCGTTTCTTCTTTGTGGCATGTTTCACAAAGAGTGACTAATGCTTGATCAGGGTAGCCCCACGGTTCTTTCCCGCGGAGATAATACCTATGGTGGACATGAAGCGACGATTTGTCATCACCACACTGCTGGCAAGCCCAATTATCTCGCTCTAACACCTTTAGCCGCATCTTCTGCCATCTAGGGTCTTTGAGCTTTTCTGCGTAGGTTGTGTTAGCCATCACTATCTCCTAAAAAACTGCTTCTTCGGGTTCCACTACCTTTTTTTCTGTTATTTGAGGTTTCTTATATCCCTCTATCATCTCTTTAGTCTGGTCTGAGAAGTCCTCTGTCTTACCTATATTAACATCGCCACCACTCTCTTCTTCCCAGCACCGATTGTTTATCCATGTCGCAAGGTTTTTCCATTCTGGTACAAATCCTTGTGTATTCTCCCTAGTTGATATTTGCTGTTCAAGAGAAGATGTTAAGATAGGTAATATTACTTTCCAGTCTTTATGTTTCTTACAGAAGTTGTTAAATTCGGTATCAAGTCCTCTTTTAGTCCCTAGATATTTCTTTCTGAAAGTGTCGAATTTTTCTTTATCTTTTTTAATAGAAGTAGAAGAAGAAGATGAAGATGAAGATGAAGGGTTGACCTTTTGGTGTGTGACATCAGTGTGACCTTGTTGCTTTGCCCTCGCCCTCTGTTGACGCAACCTGTTCTGTTCTTTGAGTTTAGCGTCCTTCTTAGCTCGCCTGCAAACTATCGTTATTTTCCCGTATTTTTGCGTTACGTCTGCGATATTTTCGACTAAAAAATATCCTAAAATATCTTTTGTCCTGTCTTCACCTTCACCAATTATCCTTGCAATTTGAGGCAAAGTCTTAGTGATTTCGCCAGTTTGATTGTGCCAGATATGGCATAAGATTTTCATCCATGCGCCCACCATTTCGTTATGATGCTCCTGTATATCCGTCAGTAAATCTTTGTAATATAACTGCACGCTTGGGGCTTTCCCTGAGTTCTTTTTGCCTTGCATTTGGGTATCTCATATCAAAAAAATACCTTGGTGGATGAAACGCAACGCACAAGAGGAATTGCCCACCAAGGTATAAAAAGATAATATTTACTTGTACGAAAACGTTTCATACTTAAACCTTACCCTACGCTTTCCGGTTTATCAAGTTTATTTGTTATTTTCTATACGGACGGTGGTTGTATCGGGGGCAATCCAGAGAAGTGCAGTTCCGAATATCTACCGCTGCGTGTTCATACCCCATACATTCCCGGCAAAAAGCCTTAATTGCTACCATCCTGTGATTAGTGGTACAAGCCTCTTTGTACGTCACTTTTTCGGTGTTAGGTAGCCGTAAATATTTCTTTTTCTGTGCATCACTCATCTCTCTGTTATTGTCAACTGACATTGTACTGTTCCTTTCTTAAAATACGGGACTGAGTACCCTTTTTTCTAGTCTGTAACGAACTATCTTTCCTAATTGGTACTTTGATACCATCTGATATTACGGTCGCTTAGAATGGGACAGAGAGGCTCCCTGCCATATCTTCGTATTCTGCTATTCGTTCATTTAATAGTAAGGTCTGACTGGATGGAGCATACGCTTGCGCCTGGACCAGCACTTCTTTGGCCTTCCTGGGTCCAATCTTCAAAGCGGTCTCTGCCTTAATCAATTGCTTAATTCCCCATATCTTCTCTCGACGTAAAGATATGGCTAACTTCGCATCTGTACGCTTTTTATCTGCAATTCTACGCTTTCTGCTTGGCATTATTCACCTCTTGAAAATATCACCCAGTTTAACTTTACCCTGCTTACTAAAAACAACCACAACAGCAATCACTGACTCTGGGTCTTTAGGGTTGGCGAAACACATTAACAATCTCTCATCTTTGCCCATCGGTGGCAATTTATGCAGAACTAACGGTATCTCAACGATTGGTATCGATTCATTTTTACCGACTATCATTGCCCCAGCAAGAATTTCCTTATTGTATGACTGCCATGCTACAGGGGCAAGCCTAGCAACCTTAGCGGCTTTATTAGTAATTGCAAATAGTAAGCCTGCTCCACAAAGGACAAAAACCACTGCTATTATTAAGGCTCTTATTAAGGCTTCTTTTGCTGGTTTCATGTCTTATCCCTTAATTCGTTTTGCAACTTCGTAAGGCCACAGTCACACTCGTAATTTTGGTTATAACTACGGTTACAGCCAGCATCATGCCTAGCCCCCAGAATAAACTCCCGCATCTCAGCGTTTTCTGCTTCAAGTCTTTTACATTTTGATACTAACTTAGCTATTTCGGTTATCATCACTCACCATCTTTTCCTTGTCGCTATCCTAAATCGGTTTCAGTGTCCACAAAACATCTTGTGGATATTTCAGTAACTACAAAGTTAAAGTCAGCCTGACCCGCCGAAACGGGCCAGACTCCACGGTGACCGTAGCGATTTTATGCCGCACGTATCTCACGAACAATATTTCTAGTAGCGGGCTTTTGGTTAGCTTTCAATTCTGTAACAATTCCTATTGAGTTAACCTCATCCAAAACACCTACGCCCTTATCCACAGACTTGACAACATCAACTAAGGCGGTTTTATATCGCTTGGCTAAAATACCGCCAAGGGCAGCGAGCAAGGTTCCAGCAATACCGGAGATAGTTCCCCAAGGAGGCGGGATGGCAGGCGATACCGCTACAAGCGTTTGCCCCGCCGCCTCTATCTCGTTCCCAATGTTAGCGTTACCTTCTGCCGCAATCTTAGCAATAGCCGCCTCTGCGCCCGTCACAGCCTTGTCGATCTTAGCCTTGACTTCCAACGCCTCAGACAGTTTCTCGGCCACCATAGTTAATGTCGCTTCTATCTTTGCGGCGTCGTCTGAGGCTAATGCTGGGTCGTCAGCGGCAACCTGTAAGTTTGCCAGCGTTTGCTGTAAGGTGGCAACATCATCGTCGATCAACACAGACTGGTCCTGTGTCATGCCAAGAAACGCAACCAATCCATCAAGCCTTTCCTGTGATGTTCCATTGCACCCCATTACTCCAATCACTGCAACAAGCAGCACGATCATCGTTAACTTTTTCATAACTACCTACTTTCCGCCCTGTTCGGGCTTGTTAGTTACCTGTATCTCTTTGCCGAACCTATCCAGCCACTTAGCCAAAATTTCGACGTAAAATTCATATTCTTTTACCTGTCCAGGCGTGTAGCTGTTTTCTTCGGCGCACCGCTTTATGTTTTCTTGCCACCATTTAACAGGTTTTTCGATGCAACCCGAACGGATCAGGCTTGGCCCTGATACTTCGATGTAATATCGAGAGCCGTTAAATCTCAGTGGAGCAATAGGGAATTTGTAATCGTTGATCTTAAACGTACAGCCAAAGCCGGTATGAAACGTACAGTCATAGTCGGTATTGAACGTACAGTCATAGCCGGTATTGAACGTACAGCCAGAGCCGGTATTGAACGTACAGTCATAGTCGGTATTGAACGTACAGCCAGAGCCGGTATTGAACGTACAGTCATAGTCGGTATTGAACGTACAGCCAGAGCCGGTATGAAACGTACAGTCATAGTCGGTATTGAACGTACAGTCATAGTCGGTATTGAACGTACAGCCAGAGCCGGTATTGAACGTACAGTCATAGTCGGTATTGAACG